ATCTCGCTCCGCCTTGGCGATCTGGGCATTCACGCCCGTCGCCTCCATCATTTCCGCGTTGTATTCGCGCTGCGTGATCGCCTTGAGTTTGAGCAGACGATCAAGCCGGGCCGTCGCCTCACCGAGCCGATCTTGATCGGTGCGGTACTTCTCTGAAATCCTTGCCCCTTCGGCGAAAGCGTCAGCGGTCGCGGATGCTTCCTGCCGGATCGCCGCAAACCCATCCGCGAACTGCTGCCCGTTGATCTCGCCGGCTTGGAGGGCTTGGGTGAGATTCTGAATCTCCTGCTCGAAACGCCGCTGCACGTCTGCCGCCGCGCCGCTAGACCGGGCGAAATTCTCGAAGACCGTCGTGACTTTCGCCGCCTCGCGGTCGAGCCCCTGCAACGCTTTCTCGACGGTCGTGAGCTGGCGCGGGACGCCGCTCGCGTCCGCGTTGATCTTCAGCGCTAGCCCGAGGATCGTCGCCATCTCACTCCGCTCCGAGTTGCTGCATCAAGTCCATGAGGACGTCGCGGGCTTGAACCTCATGCTGCGGTGCCGGCTCGATCGGAATGAAGTCTGAAGGCTTCGGGGCTTTCCCTTTCGGCGCGTGCGGCGCGAGTAACGCCGACACGATCAAGCCCGTCTCTGCCCAAGGGTTTCCGATCGCTTCGTAGTACCGCGTATAAGCCATCCACTCCGCGAGTTCTTGTGAATCCATTCGCCGTGCTAGTTCACCGACCGTCATCTTTAGGTGTCCCGCCAGCCGGAACATGAACCGACGAACTGGCGAGACGTTTAGCCTTTTCCCAACTCTTCGACATCCGCCTCCGACATTGCGTTGTGGCGGATCGCCGCGTCGAACAGGCGAGCCATCACCGCGCCAGACTTTTGCCCGAGCTTCTCAATCTGCTCCTTCGTGAAGAGGAGTTCACCCTTCTCGTCGCACAGGAGCCGCACGAGGTACTCGGTGCGGAAGTTCGCCACGCCGCTGTCTTTCTTGCCGATCCACATCCGCTCGTAGGCGTCGCGTTCCGCGACGCTCATCACACGGATGAACACCGAGCCGCCCCATTCCTTCACCTTGACTTCCTTCAAGCCAAGGTCATCCGCCGCGAGAATCTGTTCAGCCGAGAGTGCCATCTATTGCCTCACGAGTTTGAAAGTTGCGCCGTACCGGGCGATGTCGTTCACCCGACCCGTCAACGTGAGCGTCTGGCAGATCGCCTTGTGGGTCAGAGTGAGCCCGCCGCCAGACAACTGGAGCGTGCTCTGAATCCCACAATTCGTAATGCCGATGCCCGCGGTGGCTAGGCACTTGATAGAAATAACGCCTGCGTCAACTGCAAACGTCGAATCGCGCCCGAGCGGGAGGCTGCCGCCGATGGTGGCGTCGATCTCGGTGACTTCACCGAGAGTGACGCTGTTCCAGATTGCGCTAACGCCCGTGCAATAAGTTGCCATGACGGGCCTCCGTCACGGCAACTAGACGCGGGCGACCCGGAGTGTGGCTTGACCACGGATCGCGTCGTTCAGGGCGAGCGTCAGCGTCGAGGCGTTCACCGTGTAGGCAAGGGCCGAGAACGAGCCGACCGCCGTCCCACCCACCGTGATCGTGCACGTGCCGGTCGAAGCGTCGGCGATCACCACGTTGCCGAGGTAGTCGAATTGCACCGTGCGGCCAGTGTCGCTCGTCGAGCCCTGGAGCGGTCGGTCGATCGTGGCGATAGCGTTGCCGGTCGAGAGCCCGAGGTGGCTGATGTCGATCTTCTCGGCGTCAGCCTGGGGGTCGGTGTTCGAAATGACGATGTTCGTCGCCGAGTAGACCACGTTGCCGAGTCGAATGACGGTTCCGGTTCCGCTGTGCGGGGTGGTGGACATTTTTTATTTCTCCTGCCAGAGGATCGAATACGTTTGGGAAACCGAGTAAAGCGGTGGTGCCTCGCCGCCGGCGAGTTGGGCGAACCCGTCTGCCTCGTTGTCGAGCGACGTGTTCTCGACTATTACCGATTCTGGCGACGTGCCCCCGTACCCATCCAGCGCCAGCCGGCACTTGTCGGCGAGATCTCTTACTGCCTCGTAACTCTCCGCGTAGAGGTCGAGGGCGAGGACCACGGTGGTGACGCCCGTCGGGCCGGAAAGACTCTGGGAACGCTGTACGGCACTGCGGCGGTAGGTGGCAAACGGCACCGCCGCGGAGGCGGGGGCGATCACCGGGAAGATCCGGGTGCCCAACAGATTCGCCACGTCGGCGTCGGCGACCAGGGCGGAACGAATCGCGGCTTCGGGGCTCTTGAGGGCCATACCCCGATTGTGCCGGCGGCACCCCGACGCTTGCAGCGTTAGCCCGGCCCGAGCGTGTCCGTGCCAGAGACGCTGCCGAGGTCGCGATACCGCAGAGCAGACCACGCCTCCGCGAGCGAGAGCCCGAGTTCCCGCTGAAGAATGGCGGCGATCTCTCCCTGCGTCTGGTCGAACGCGGTCTGCACGGGCGGGATGCCCTTGATGCCGCCAGCCGGCGAGGCTTCGATGATGAGCGGCTGGCCTTTCTTGGCCTTCTTGAAAAACGCGCGAGGGTACGCCGGGTTCGTTTGCACACCGTCCCGGTCTTCGTTCCTCACGACCTGGAATGGCCCGAGGCGGTTGAACGAACTGGCGATCACGGCGTTCTGCCCGCTCACCCAATGCACCACACCTTTGCCGCGAACCGTCTCCTGTTGCCCCAGGCGGGTGCGGGTGAACGGCGTCGTGGGGCTTTTTCGTTGATATGGCTTGTTTGAGATTCGCGTGAGCACGCGTCGCTTCGTCCCGAACTCGAGGAGCCACTGGTGGAAGGCTCGGTCTTTGCCGACACGCACGGTGCCGCCGGCTGCGGATGCCGTCGGGCTGTCGCCCGCCCGCGTGTAGCCCACGATGCCAACCGCGACGCCGCTCTGAGCGTACTTCACAACCTTCGACGTGACCGCCCGCTTTAGGTTGCCCGTCGGGCCGACGGGCGTGATTTCGCGGAGCTTGCGAGTCATCGGCTGGATCGCCTTCCGCACCGCGTCGCCGATGACTTCGGATGCCTGCCGCGGCGGCAGGAACTCCCGCAGCTTCTCGCGGAAGCCGCGCAACTCCTCCGTGTTGATATTCAACTGCACGCCGCCGACAGCCATCAGACGGTCTCCGAGCAGATCAGTTCGTGCTCACTCCGGTTCTCACGCTCTAGCACCGAGATGATCTGAAGCGTTCGCCCACGCCACGAAATCCGCATCTGATTCGTGAGCCCGGTCAGATACCGCATCCGTATCCGATGCGTGATCTCCGTTTGCTGGGTGTTCGCCAAGAGGAACTCCCGGGCCGTCACGCCCGTGACGCTCGCCCACACCTCTGCGAATGACGAATAGGTGTAAGTCGTCTCGCCCAGCCGGTTCCGAGATTCGGTCGGCTGCTCTACCGTGATCCGCTCGCGGAGTTGCCCGGCGTCGATCATGTGACGGTGCCTTCCCCGATCACGACGAGATCGTAGGTCGCCCCGGTGGTGGTCTCGAAGAACAGCGACGACGGCGACGCTCCAGCCGCGGAGGGATCGACAAGCAGGAACACGCCGCCCGGCTTGACCACGCCAGAGAACGCACCCGTCAGTGTGATCGTGTGCGTCGCGTGCGTGTTCTTCACCATGATGACTTTCACTGCCGAGAACTGCACCAGGGCCGACGAGCCGTTACGGGTGTCGGAGATCGCCGATAAGAGCACGGTAAACGATCCCGATGCCGCCGTGCGGTTGTCGGAATACACGACCTGGGCCTGGTTCGCTCCGGTGCCGTCGGCGAACTCGCGGAAGAAATCGTATTTCGTCAATCGCGAGTTCACGACGAGATCGCCCGTGCCCGTCTCGCGGGCCACGACCGACGCGAGCACTTCAGCGGTGAGGCTCATGTGATTGTTCCCTCGCCGATGAGGACGATTTCGTAAGCGGCAGAGCTCAATGAACTTGAATTGCTTACATACAGAGATCCGCCAGCGGTGGCGACACCGTCAGCAGAAACGTCGTAAAAAAAAGCAGACGCGCCTTCCTTGAGTGAAACTTCGCCAAGACCAAACGGAGGGCCAGATAAGAAGTCTTGAAATGAAATCACAACCGTAACGCTTCCTGCATTCTTGAAAAAAACAGCCTTGATAGACGACAGGTTGACGCTTCCTCGTTCGTCAGCCAGCCCCGACATTCCTTGCAATGGATTGAGTAGCAAATTCTGTGAAGGCGATACGGTTCCTTTGTTGCTCCACACGACTTGTGCTTGCCGTGCCCCTGTGCCATCAGTGAACTCAATAAAGTCTTCCACCTTCGTCGTGCGAACATCCTTCGCGTAGTCGCCCGCGTCGGTCTCGTTCGCCACGAGCGAGAACAAGATATTGGCGTTCAGCGTCACGAGTACGATCCCCACGAGACGGTATCGAGCAGCCGCTTCGCCCCGTCGGGCATCTGCCCGTCGCCGCGCTTTTCGTAGAGTTCGAGGATCGTCATCAGCACCGCCGACTTCACTCGCTGCGGCACATCGGCCGCCGCACCATAGCCAGCCCACCACGTGACGGTGATCGAGTTCGGATCGTCGAGGTTCGAGGGCCACGTGCCGCCGTACAGGTTTCGCAGCACGCCCGGCGTGGAGTTTCGATCCACGCGGTATTCGGTGGTCGAGAGCGTCGTGGTCTGCCCCGTCTGGTTGACGGTGTACGTGACCGTTACCGCCGTGGTCGTTCCGCTGTCGCTCATCGGCGGGCGCGGCAGTTCGATCTCGGGCGGGAACTGGTCGAGCGTCATCACGAGCCGCTGCGTCACGAGCGAGCGGTCGATGTAGTCCTCGACGAGCTCGCGGGCGGCGACGATCAAATTCGTGAGCAGGGTATCGTCTGCCGTCGAATCGACGCGGCAGTGGGCTTTCGCTTCGGTCAGCGTCACGGGCTCTACCGCCGGGGCTGCCGTGCGGCGAAGACTGCGATATCGCTTGTTCATTTCTTTCGCCTCCGCGGCGTCACGTCCGCCGTCTCGACCACCGGCTCCACCGCAGCCGTCTCGATGAGCGACTGCTGCGAATCATCGACTCGCGTCGCGTACTCCCAAGCGATCAGCGATTCCGCCTGCCGCTCGGGGAGTTCGACGGTCTCGCCTTTCTTGTACGCACCGTACACCTTCGCCATTCTGATTTTCATTCTTGGGGCACCCTCCATGCAGATTCGGGCGGCTTGCGCGTTTGCTGCCACTCGGTTGTGTATTGGTAGACCGGGGCACCAAAGTTTTTGCCGGGCCACGTGATCACATACTCGCCGTGACCGATCGCCACGCGCGGCGTCACGTAGAGGCGATTGCCGCTCGCCTTGAAGTTGGCCCAGAACGCGATGTCGGAGTCGCGCCGCCCGTCGCCCCACCCGCCGCTGGGATCTGGCGTCTCATAGAACCACGGCTTCGACATGCGCCGCAGGGCAGCGGTGGAGATTATCGTGCAGCCAAAATGGGCGGTGTCTACCTGTTGCACAGGCTTTCCGAACCATTCGATCGGTACTTCGGTGACGCCGCCTTCGGGCGGATTGTCGAGCGTGTCGAGCAAGGTCAACATCGGGCGACCGTCCTCGCGTTTCACCTGGAGCGGCGCGAGGGCGTCGCATTGGAACGTCATCGCCAGGGCGAAGAGGCATTCGATGTCAGACTTCGACACGAAGGAATCCATATCGAGCGTGATGATGTATTCCGTCGTGGGCTCAAAATTTTCAAGCATCCGGGTGACGACCTGTGACCAGTAGGCCCCTTGTCCAAGTGTCGGGCGAATGTGGAGCGGCATCATC